GGCACACGCCACTTACTCAGCCGACTTTAGGAGCGGCTAATCCGTATCTACGTATCGTGTAGCAACGAACTAGCGCTTATTAACGAGGCGCGACCTCGGCAGGTTTTACGCCTTGTGCAGGCGGGGGAGGATACGTTTTTTACGGCTACGGGCCGACCAGTTATCGTACTGGTAGACGTATTGATAATATTAGTATAGCTAATAATAGAATGCAACAACTATCGGTGCCGCGCAGTTTTCTTAGCTATTACATCACCACTTCGCGCGATCCGCCCAATAGGCGGCGCTCATTTTACCCTTGCGTATGTTTTTTGCGTGTCGTGCTTTAAAGCTCGCGCGCTTCTTCTTCATCTTTTCAGACTCACCAGCCTTGGGTTTACCCGCAGTAGATGCGCCTTGCTCGCCGAAACGGATGGTTTTGATCTTGTCACCCTCTTTTGCTACCACAATATGGCTTTTCTTCGCATGAGAAGGGGTGCGTTTGGGCTTGTTAAAGCCCGAGACTCCTGCTCGGGCTAATCGTGGGTCTTTTTTGACCGGCATTTGTCACCTCGTTATAAAATATCGCCTCGTAGGCGTCTTAAAGTTGCTTCAGGCAGTGCAGCGAACTCCTCTTCGGTCATAGCTGAGAGGTCCATCGTCCTTTCTCCGTGCATAGAAGAGCTCTCTCCTGGTAATTCCGGTGGCTGGGCTTCGGCTGCTTTTAGTTTCTTGCTAACTTGTGCGCGTTTTTTGGATAGCTCGTCACTTTTCTGCGCCTTACCTGCTAGGCTTGGCACACTTTCTTGCTCTTGGTCTAAATCGTGGTCTTTCACGACGTACTTCACGGCTTTTGCCAGTGAATCCACGGCTTCGTAGCCTGCCATAATGAAAGCATCGCGCAGTTCAACGACTTCGTTAGTCATTTGTTGATCAAATTCTTCAGAATTGTTATCAAAAACTGGGTACGCCTCTTCCATAGCGTTAGCAGCTTGCTGAAGAGCGTTCTGTTGGCGGTCTTGGTTGACCGTTTGAGACATTTCCTGCCGCATTTCGAACTCTAAGTCGGCGCGTTCTGCCTTTCTGATCTCTCTTCTAAGTCCTACTGCTTTTTCTGTTTCACCATCCAGTACCATGTTTTGGTACTCAACTTCTTTTGCGTCAAAATCGTATGCTTCAGGCGCTTTTTGGGCTTTCTCATTAGCTGCGTTCATCTCATCTAGTTGTTTTTGTAGCGCCTTCTGCTTGGCAAGTACTTCATCAAGCCTAGCTTTAGGGACCATTGGCTTTTTAGAGGTCTTTTCCGCAACTACAGGCTCTTCTTCTAACTCGTCTTCTGTTTCTTCTTCTGTGCTTTGTTCATCTTCAGAAACAGTTTCCTCAGAGTCTTCTTCAGCACTTTCTGCTACCAATTCTTCCTCGTCTTCGGCACTTCCTGCTACCAATACCTCCTCTACCTCGGTGAAACTAAGGTCTAACTGAGAGGAACCATCATCTTCCATGCGATCCGCACCTGGCATCAGTTCATACTGCATGGGGGCTTCTTCTTGGGTCGTATTTTTATCTTCACTCATATCAAAATCCTATTGGGGTTGGGGGGGTGGACTTGTCTTGGCTGCTTGCAGCGCCGTTGTGGCAAGTTTGGTAGCGGCGCTAGTCTGCATTTGATCAGCGCGTTGTTGGTTCGTAGCGGATGACAGCTCTCTTCGCAGATTAAGCTGCTGTTGACCCATATCTATCTTCGCTTGGAGCTCCGCCATACGCATTTGCGGATCAACTTCCGCAACATCTTGTACTTTCGCTATATTGACGGCTGCTTCTGACTGGATCTTCTTGATTTCCGCTTCTTGCTTCGCGATCTCAAGCTGAACACCCATCATCTCGATCTCTGCCTGCTGAGCTGCTGCAGTTGCCTGTTCTTCAGTCATCGGCTCCTGGCCTGTGAGCATGCGAATACGCTTAGCTAGCTCGCCTTTGCGTGCAAGGTGGCTGTACTCGATGATTGCATCGTCTGGTATGGCAACGCCCGCTTGCCGTAGGTTAATAGCCTCTGCGAACTGGACTTCATCGAAGCTATCTCTGGCTGGTGCAGTAGCTACGACAACGTCGTACTCACCTAGCATTAGGTTATTGATCACTTCACCTTCCGGTGTCTGGCCATTTATAACCATCTCTTCGCGAGGCTTGAGGGGGTCATCCTCATTCGTGACTTGAATAACGCGCTCTTCTGTGTAGAAAGTCTGAACGAGGTTGAGTACCTTCTCCGCTAAGTACTGACGTGATTTTCGTAGGTTATCCAGTGGCACCTGAATCATTACTGCGCCGCGATTCTGTTTAGCCTGGATGGCAATACCTGATACTTCTGAGCTATCAGTACCGAGCATCGAGTCGTTCACACCGGAGATAGTCTTGATGTTTGCCGCAGCTTTCTGCGCGATGCGGTCTAACCCAGTAGGGATCTGGTTCGCCTGGATCTTCTGAGGGGCGTTCGTGCCGCGTGCATATTCAAGCACTAGGCCGGTCTCTGCACCGTGTTCCTCGAGGTCGTCTGCGGTCATGCCGACCAGCGAACCGGACTCAACCATCCATCCGCTATTAGCTGTAGTATTAACTATATGCAGCTCTTGAGACGCTATTTTGTTTAGCTGCTCCTGCGGGGAGAGGAGGTTGCGCACGACACCAAAAGGTCTGCCGCGCCGGAAGTAACAGAAGAAGGGGACGACAGTAAACTGGTTATAGGGCGACCAGTCATCGTGCAGAACAACCTGATCGCAGGTAACAGTCCACCGCACTTTACGCAGAGCTTTTGAAATGAGCTCCAGCTCATACTTCTTAGCAAATTTCTTTACCTTGCCCTCAGACCATGCGGAGGGGGCAGGGCGCTGGTCACCGGTATTTGGATCAACGAAGAAAGTACAGCGTACAAGTTTCTTATGCTGGCGCTCGACAACTCGTAGCGACTTAACATTTCTATATTCGTCATCACCCGGTACGCCTGCACCGAAGTGGTCGTCATTGTTATCGGTGTCGCCGAACCGCGTTTCTTGATACTCAACAGAGTCAGGTCCGAAGCTCATACCGTTCTCGGCTACAAACAACAGGCGCTCCGCCTTGCTCTTGCCATATAACTCCTCGATCTCATCGAGGGTCATCCACTTGGTCTTGAATATTTCGCCCCAGGTTTTAGGGTCGGCGTCCTTGGCATCTGGATCGATGAGGATATCTAACGGGTCTTCAGCTGTGATTCGAATCTCACCTTCTACGTGGTCACTGAAGTCCATGCGTACATCAAAAAACCCACGGCCATCCATAATTAGGCCGTCGCTAAATACCTGCTGTTCAACCCAATCTAATTTGTTGTTATCAGAAATCTGCATGTACAACTTATTGAGTGTATGGGCTACCTCTTCGGAGCCGCCTCTTCGCGGTTTAAATTTAATATCCGCACGGCGATTAGACTGTTCACCGAGAATCGTGTTCACAGTAGGTAGTATGGTGTTGATGGTTAGAGCGGGGCGGCCCTCTTGTTCGAGCATCGCCTGATCCTCTTCGTCCCACTGATCGCCTTGATAATACCTATCACATTTGAGCGCCATCTCTACGTAGTCTAAGTGGCCGTTATCCCTAGCGCGCTCGTACCGAGCCCACTGGGTGCGTGTTATTTCTTCTTCCTTCGCAGGACTAATCTTGGTTGCTTTCATTATTTATGCGCTCATAGCTGATTTAGTGCGTTCACCTTTGAAAAGACCAGGTAACCGGTCTTTCCAGCTCGGCACATGCTCAACGCGCTCAACAAAGGTGCTGAACTCCGTCATCATGAGACCTATCCAAGCCAAGGCGTCTACCTGATCGTCGTGTACCCCTGAAGGGAAGCGCAGTAACTCTGCTACCAAAGGGCCCGTAAATTCTTCATCTTTGGGCAGAAACACCATGCCCTGCTGCATCCGACCTTGGATTGCTCTGGCACGCGCCTCTTTATCTCTGCGGCCAGTCTTCAAATCTTTAAAGTACGCTTCGTATAATCCGCGCTCACGTACGCGCTTCTCGAGAAACGGTCCAAGGGCCATCTCAATGTGACCCTTCTCAATACCTATAATTGACGGCTTCCAGACCTCGTACAGATCAAGTATCTGCTCAACCAGCTCAAAGCCGTCAAACCGTCCGCGCACCATGTCCACGACGAACATCTGGTCGTACTCATCGACACCTACAACGATGCCAACGGTGTAGTCATTGCGATCGTTCTTGCCAATTGCCAGATCCCACGCGCAGTAGTAACGCATACGGTCTTCATCAATCTCGTCACGCTCGTAGTAATTGATCATGTCTCTGGTGAAGTAGTCACCATCGTCTGCCACAGGGTTCTGCTGGTACAGCGCTGACCAGTCTCTAGGGCCAACTGCTTTCTCTATTCGAGCAAGGGCTTCTTCGTCATATCGCTCTCGGTGGAGCGCTTCGCCTTGCTTTCTAAAGGTCTCATCGACCTCTGCTCTGGCGGGGTAGTTAACAACTTCCCATTGCTCGCCGTTATCTGCTGCTGCTTTAAGTAACCTTCCCGCAAGATCATCATCATGCCAACGAGTAAGGATAACCAGCACACCGCCACCAGGCGCAAGACGTGTGTACGCTGTAGACGTATACCAGTCCCAGGCACTCTCACGTGCGTTCTGTGATTCGGCGTCGTCACGGTTCTTTACCGGATCGTCAATGACAAGGATATGAGCACCCTTACCAGTAATACCCCCACCAACACCGGCAGCGACATACCCACCGCCAGAAGTAGTAAGCCATGCTTCAGCAGACTGAGAGTGCGGGTCCAGACGAGTTTTAAAAGCCGACTTATATCCCTCTTCACGCAGGAGGCCACGGACTTTACGAGAGAAGCCCATAGCGAGAGAACCAGAGTAAGAGCAGCTAATAAACTCGTGCTGCGGGTTTCGCCCGAGGTGCCAAGCTGGGAATGCCACTGACGCAAGTGTGCTTTTACCGTGTCGTGGCGGCATAAATAGCATAAGTCGCGGAGACTTCTTTTCGCTGACATCTCTAGAGAACTCCTCTAGCCGCTTACATATATCTTTATGCACCCATCCCGCTGAATAGTCGGGGTTAAACCGCTCAACGAACGGTAATAACCGTTTGCGAGTCAGGAACCGTAGAGCGAGTTCCGCGCGCGCTTTCTCTTCTACAGACTCTTCCTTCGTGGGCTGTGGTTCGGGGCTCGCGGGTAGCGGTTCTTGCTCCGCGATGTCCGCTTTGCAGTACACACAGAGTCGATCACCCCCCGAGTACAGTGTCTCGGGGTGCGACGCTTTGCAGCGTATACATTCGACCTTTGTGACTTCAGTCATTTAGTAAGGCTTATATGCCTTAGCTTTAGGTTTAGCTTTAGCTTTAGCTTTAGGCTTGGCTTTCTTCTTAGCAGCTGCAGCTTTCAGTTTTTTTATATGCGCAGCAGACTGTTTCTCAGTCATCGGCATTTCGCTGTACGTTCTCTTAGTTCCTGGCATGATTAGTCGCTCTTAGGTTCTAGGTAGTCGAGGTCTTTACCCGCGATCTTCAACAAGTCTTCGTCACTCATGCGCTCTAGCTGCTTAGTACCGTTGATATTGATGTTCACTTGGGTAGCGTTTTCAGGTGCGGCCAAACCGTGCAGTTTGACCAGGGAATCGGTGGTGTTCTTCATCTCAGTGGCGTTCGCCGAGGAGTTGTAGGCTTCCATATACATCATGTGAGCGTGCTGATTGGAGAATCGCACCTCTTCGCGCATCTCCTGGCGGAAATACTCAATCGCTTTCTGTACTTCGGGGATTTTTGCAGCAGCATAGCTAGACTGGGGGGACGCGTATCCTGCACCACGTCCAGCAGCAGCAGTCGTCATCCCTGAAGAGATGAGCGAGACTAGCTTTTCTTGCTGCATGCTTAATGATCCGTGGCTTATGCCCATGTAGGGCATATGCGACTGGAATTCGGTGTGCTCACTGACTAGGTCAGTGGACGGTTGCTCCGCTTGGGGTGCTAGATCCATAGAACTCGTTGTCGTTATCCAGATACACGAATGCAGGAGCGCCTTTAAAATCTTTCTGAGACACTTCTGCGATAAAATCTTCTGCGTACTTCTCGGAGTAGCCCGACGACATCAGCACGCTGATAGCTTTGTCGAAGTCATATGCGAGTACTTCGACACCATCACGCACTGTCGAGCCTATAATTGCCGCATCAAGCCCCTGTATAGCTACCACTTCGATATCGCTCATACCGTATATTAGCCTGACTAATAATTAATCACAAGAAAAGTCGTGTAAATTCTTGATCCACCAGTAAAAATCGCCCTCACTGAGCGTATGTTTCATCAAATTTACGCGATAGCAGACTAATTGGACGTTATCTTTCGAATAGCTCTTAGAATTAGAGATGCGATCGATCGACGCGTTGCAATCTCTCACGCCTGACCCGTCTTTGTGGTGTGTTAAGAAGACACCAGAGAGCGCGCACTTTCCTTCTTGCTTCTCCCACAACCTATATAGGTCTTCATTCGTGATGAAGAATTCGTGGTCGGTGGTGCGCGTCCCACGCTTCGCGGCTGACCGTGCGTGGACGAGGAGGTTCTTTAGATAGGTCTCATAACTATAGGAATCGCGGATCTGCCTGAGCTGTGTACGGCAGGCAGCGCAAGTATTCCTGTTCTTCTCAAATTTACTGGAATCCAGAGGTTTGCTACAGGTTTCACACACTTTAATGGGGGGCATGCGGCGATATTAGCACAGGTACTAAAATGAAAGGGGATTAACTGTGGAAATTTTTTTGGAAAATTTTTTGCAGAAATTACCTCTATATCCCTCTCTCATATCTCCCCCCTAGCCCTGAGCAGGCACCCCGTTCCCCGATTCGCGATCTTGGAACCTTGTTCCCGTTTTTGGCTCTGGAACCTTGTCCCGTTTTTGCCTTCAGCAAATACGGTCGGTGTCATTGGTGTCTACAACAAAAGGAGATTAGACATGTTCAACAACTTCAAAACTAAAGCAACTATCCTCGCAGCACAGTACGCACCTCAAGGTGAGAAGGTCCTAGCCTTCGCTAAAGACAACTGGCGCGACATCGCACTTGGTTTGGCTACGGTACTCATCGTCGAGGACATCGACGACCTGACTGACCACGCTCACGTAAGTGCAACCCTCGACGTAATGACCGCAGCTAAAGAAGGAGTCATCTAATGAACTACAACAAACTTATCACCAATACCCTCAAGTCAGTCGCATATGTCCAAGACAACGCAGGCAACATCGTGATCGGGTTCTTCGCAGCCTGGTGCGCCATAGACATGCTCGAAACCCTCCCTGAGATCCTCGAGCACCACGGCATCATAGAAGGAGAGGTCGAATGAAGACAGTAACGTTCAAGAACATCTGTTCACCAAGCAACGACAAGTCAATCATCATCGGTACTAACAAGAAGAACGAGCGTTGGTACTTCCAAGTGGACTCACGGTCCACGGCTATGGTGATTAGTAAGGCAATCATGAACAAGGGAGGCAAGGTCAGCCTCAATGGGTGGGAGCCATACACCGCGTAACACGGTTCGTGGTTAACGGACCCCGATTCGTGCCCCGCGAGTCGGGTTTTTATTGTCTTGAACAACGTACGGAGAAAGCCCATGAAAAAGTTTAGCTATCTATGGTGGTATCAATACTTCACACGAGCAGGACACACGGCTCACGATTCACGGTCCCTGGCCCACGACGCTGTGGCGCGGCGGCTGTGACACTTTCGTGCCACCATTATAAATTCGTGCCAGAAACATTCTCGTTCTTGGCACGAGATAAGCCGTTGATATACATCAGGTTTTGTCAATTCGTGCCATTCGTGCCACTTGTGCCAGCATTTCTAAGTTCGTTCACACAGCTACATACATTATTGATTTTAAGTTCTGAATTGAATTGAACTTAAAAATAGTGGCACGAACTGTCCGAAACGCTGTAGCCCGCATAAACACTCACTTTTTGCCCTCTCAATTCTGGCACGAATCGTGGCACGAACGTGGCACGAATTGGCTTTTAGTGGCACGAAACCTGAAATCACGCACACGAACCGTGGATCACGAGCAACGAACCACGAACCAAGCCTATCGACTCGCGTTACACGCTCATCGGTCGGTTTCAGTTGTGAATTGGTTAATTCTGACTAATTCATTATTAGTTATAGTATTATCCTGTAGGAGGAAATAGATATGCAAATATTAAACTTGAACGTAGAACGCTGGAGCATGGTAGAAGCAGAGCACATCGACTCAGAGCTCGACTTCGGCAACTTCGATCTAACAATGTGGCTCGACAATATTAGTCCAGATAGTAATGAATCAGAAAACCAGCCCTGGAACTACAACCCATTCGAGTTCAACAAGCCACATGGTGGCCACTAATGAAAAGGTTTATAGAAGCAGTAGTAGTTGTAGGTGCAACAGCGGTGTTACTCCCAGCTGCAGCAGTACTACTCACAATCTTAGTAGTCCTAATTCAAAACTAAGCCACTCCCCGATTCGATAACCATTACATGGTTATCGGTCGGTTTTATTTATGTCTTTGACATTCCGTCTTTGGCTAATTTTCATCCTGGAGGATGCCATGAATAAAGTAACTTTTATCGATACAGTAATTTCTAACATGTCTAGCAAGAAGAACCGCAACGGTACTATCGCAAACCTAGTGGACTCGCAGAACGCACCACTAGCCGCGAATCGTATTGCACTGGCATGGGACGTACTGGTCAAGCAGCGCAAAACAGCCAACCTTCAATCGATCCAGACTGGTGTACCAGCACCGACGATGGCTGCAAAGCCAGAGCATCTGTTGTCATTCGTGCAACAGATTATGAACAGCAGTTGTTGGGCAGCGCGACGTGTCCTCATGTCTGGATTGCAGACAGATATGGCCAACGGTCTCGACTTCTCGCAAGACGTAGCAGCGCAGGCTGGCAACATCGAGTCTGCAGCCCTGAGAGATATCGAAGTAACGCTGATGGATGATTTCCAGATCCTCAACGAATTGCACTCGTGGTTATGCAGCAATATGAACTACATGACTGACCTCGACCCACTGTTCCTGTTCGCAGAGAAAGTGTGCGTCGACGAAGAGCAGCAGATCTACGAGCACATCCACATGTGTATGGAGTTCGACGATGTGTTACCCGTACTCGACGAGAAAGCCCTTGAGCTTGCAGAGCAGGCAGACACCAAGCAGACCGAGCATGCAGCAACGCACGTGTTCGGCGCCAAGCTTGAGAGCAAAGTTGAGAAGCTCAAGAAGAAGTTAGCAGTTGCCGCATAGGGATTTCCCCTACACCCATCTGTCCTTCGGGTCAGGTGGGTTTTTTTATGTCAGCTATAGGAACGAATCATGACTGCAGAAGACTTATACGATGCGAAATGTAAAGCGATCGAGCACTTGAGAGTCCCCAAAAGTAAGACACACCTTGTCGCAATAGAGCCAGCGTACGGCGAAGACAATGAAACCTGTCTAGGTTGGATCGCATTCTATGACCAACAAAAGTTATTGATACCACGGAGCGTGGACCATGACTAAAGAACAACTCAAAGCGCTAGTCTCACTGACTAATGATGGCTACGCAGTAATCGTATGGACGCCTGACGAAATAGGCGACATAAGTCCCAGGCATATAGTAGACCGGAGCATTGAGCTCGGGCATCGAATCATTGAAGACCTAACCATGAGTAACGAACCATGAATCGCGAACTACTAATCACGAATACCAAGTTCTATTCAATAATCGGCTTAGCGAAAACTATTGCGTGTTGCGCAATGGTACTCGAATGGGCAAACAACCAACTCACTACGCTTGAATGTTGGCTAATAGGGTATTCAACCCGCTTTAGGAGATGACCATGACCACCATAATCGAGAAAGAATTCCCGTTCAACGAACTGCGGATGCCGACTGGTGACTACTACGATAACTCCACGCAAATGATGCATGCGGGATTCGAGAGATCACAAATGTGGTCAGTCGTAGAAGCCGACGGAGACGACGGTGCCGAGTATCTCTCTTATGGCCCCGTGCATCACTACGTCAATTTGCTCGGATACATCGCCACTGCAGAGCACCACGACGGCGACACCTACTACATCGAATGCTGGAAAACCGCAGAAGAAGCCGCAGCAGCAGATGATTATGTTGAGGAGACCAGCCATGAGCATTCTATGTAACAAAATGAGAACACCTGATGGGACGATACTTGAGTCCAAACACAGGCACCACTATGTAACCCACTTAGACGCTAACGGCAAAGAGTACATGCTGGATGGCGGTTTGGACTATGTGCGTAGATCGGCCAATGGTGGCGAACAGCTTCTAACGGTCTATCACGATGACCCACATGAAATCATACGGACCGAAGTTACGTGGGGCACATTCGGTAAGAACGGTGATGAGCCTATCAAGTATGTAGCGATTGCCGACATGTCCACCGAGCACTTAAAGGCTTGCCTGGACACTCAAAAGACAATCATGCGACGGGACATGTACAGCGTAATGAACGATGAGCTGGAATATCGTGACGAACAATAAAATAGAAAAAAAGCGATTCCTTAAGAGGTGCGGCGACTGTGGGCAGTTTGTAAGGCGCGATCTGTGGCTGGACAAAGAAAAGCACCCGAAAGCCGTTCACGCACTCTGCACAGGATGTAAAGCCGGCTACGACGATTGCCGATATCACTAACGGCTAACCCTACATACAGAAAGTAAATAAGTGTTTTCTGAATTAGATTTATAACCAAGAGGTAACGAGCGATGGAATTTAAAAAGTGTAAAGGTGGTTGCGGCGCACTGATTAACCGGAACGGCATGTGTACCGATTGCCAGTTGTGCAAGTCTTCTCGTTCACCGGCCTTGTTAGCTGTGAACTATAACCTAAATGACGCCTTGAGCTTCGATGCTTTTCAGGGGGATTTTGGCTACGGCGATGAGCACACGTTTGAGAACAAGATTGTAACGGCTAGAAAAGATTATGACTGCCACAATTGTGATATGGCTATCGCTAAAGGTGAAAAACACAGAGTGATGAAAGAGAAAGCTGGTGGCGAGATGAATACTTACAGATGGTGTGGACTGTGTTGTGTTGCGATGATTTTGGACGATCGCGACGGCGGTTGCGGGTTCGATCATCGGGCCAACGGCTAACCCTACATACAGAGAGTGACCAATGACTTTAAAAGAGATTAACGATATTGAATGCCCCGCCTGCAACGGTTATAGGTATGAGCTTCTAGGGTGCTGTAGTGGCGCGGAATGTGGATGCTACGGGAAACCGGTTGATTCGCGCCCATGCCAAGAATGCAACAGTGATGGACAAGCAGAGCCATCGGCAGAGGCGAAAACTGACTGGCCGTGGTTTTTTAACGACAGCCCACTACATACAGAGAGTAAATA